AATATAGATTCCGGAGCTAAAATAGATTTATTAGCAAGCGAAAATATTAATCTTGATGGTAGCGCAGTTCATCTTAATTCTGGCAATGCAGGCGCTGCTTCAGAATCTCAAGAAAGCGTTATTGCTGGATCTTCTAATATTGGGGTCATTGCAAGTCGTAAAGATATTTCAGATAATGATAAAAATGATCCGCTGGTTCTTTCTTTAGCCGATAGCCGATCGATTGCATTAGAAGAAGAAACTCAATCTCCTGAAGACTCTAGTAGTCAAAAGAACTTAATTATTAGCGAAGGCTTTGCTAATGCCGCAGATCTAAGTGCACCGCCTACTGCTGTAGATAGTAAGACGGTGGAGTCGGAGCAACAAAATTTTGTTGAGCCTGACGTTAAATTAAAAACTGTAACTCAATTGCCAGGCAATTATAATCTGTCGCCTAATTTTACAGTTGAAATGCTATCTAATAAAGCTGCAGTTACTCGGGATCCTGTCCGGGGTCATGAAAAAGCTACTTACGGGGAGATCATTTTTAATCTGCAGGCTATAGCACTTAATGTACTTGAACCAGTAAAGAAGATATACCCTAATATGTTTGTTACATCAGCTTTCAGGGATCCAGGTAATGCATCTAATGCTAAGACCTCTCAGCACCCTTTAGGTCAAGGAGTCGATATACAATTTAAAGGTATTACAAAGAAAGAATATTTCGAAATAGCAACTAAACTTGCAAAAGTTCTTAAATACGATCAGATGATATTAGAGTATTGTAGCTACGCCAATAATCCATGGATTCATATCTCTTATGCCGTGAAGAATAGAAGTCAGGTATTAACTTTCTATAACCATAAAACCCACTCTCAGGGTCTAACCCAGTTAGCATAATGGCAGGAATTGCAAGAATTGGTGATAAAGACACTAGAAACGATACGAAGAACAATGGTAGCTCGTCTGTCTTTGTTAACGGCAAAGGCGTAGTTCGTATTGGAGATAGAGATACCAGAAATGACTCTATGATTCAGGGAAGCTCAGGGGTATTTGCCAACGGAATAGGTATATGCCGAATAGGTGACCGTGACAGTAGAAACGACAGTATCCGTGAAGGAAGTTCAGACGTGTTCGCTGGCTAATATAAATATAAACATGGCTACACGAAATACCAGACAATATTCAGATTTTAATCTTCTTTTTTCTTCTCACCCCGTAACCGGTGATGTGACTAGAAAGAACGATGAAGAAGCTGTTAAGCAATCTCTTAGAAATTTAATATCTACGAGGCACTACGAGCGTCCCTTTCATCCTGAAATTGGCTGTCAGATACATGGTCTTCTATTTGAGAATTTTAATCCTGTGACTGCACAGGTTATGAAAAAGACTATCTTTGATACTATTAATAAGTTTGAGCCAAGAGCAACGGTGTTAGAAGTTGTACTTCGTGAGAAAATAGATAATAATGAAATTGTATGTGATATTATTTTTAGATTAAACAACTCTGATAGACCTATCACTTTAACAACACTAATAACAAGAGTAAGATAATGTCTAACTTAAGAATTGCCGAGCTTGACTTTGATCAGATCAAGACAAACTTAAAAACGTTTTTAAACGCTCAAACCGAATTTACAGATTACGATTTTGAAGGCTCCGGTCTATCTACTCTGTTAGATGTGCTTGCTTACAACACCCACTATAATGCTTACTTGGCTAATATGGTGGTAAATGAGATGTTTTTGGATTCTGCTGTAAAAAGATCTTCTGCAGTATCTATTGCCAAACACCTAGGTTATACCCCAGTATCAGCCAGGGGCGCAGTTGCTAATTTAGATATTGTAGTTACCAATCCATCTAACTTGCCTGCATCCTTGACAATGGAACGTTACACACCTTTTACCTCTACAGTGGATGGGGTACCATATACGTTTCTAACTACAGACGCTAAAACTGCTCAAAGAGAAGGTTCCACGTATACATTTGCAGATGTAGATGTCACAGAAGGTACTTTATTAAGTTATAGCTATGTTGTATCCGATATAACACCGGCTGCCAAGTATGAAATTCCAAATGAAGCTGTAGACACTACCACTATTAAAGTCAGTGTTCAAACATCTTCTTCTGATACAACTACAAGCACTTATACCCTTTCGACAGATATTACCGGTATAGGAAGTACATCTGCGGTCTATTATCTTGAACAGAACCCTCAAGGTAAATATCAAATTTATTTTGGTGATGGTATAATTGGTAAGAGTTTAGTAGCAGGTAATATTATTACTATTCAATACCTGGTTGCAACAGGTTCAGCAGTTAACGTATCCAGCACTGTATCCCAATCCTTTACTGCTGGTACTACCATTGGTGGTTCAAGCGCAATTGCTATTACCGTTAACAGTAACTCAACTGGTGGTGCAAACACTGAAAGTATTACCTCTATTAAGTTTAATGCTCCCCGGGTAAACGCATCTAAGAATAGAGCGGTAACTGCTACGGACTATGAGGCTCTAATACTTGCAAATTATGCAGGTGCAGAATCGGTATCTGTATGGGGTGGGGAGGACAATGATCCCCCTTACTACGGTAAAGTATTAATTTCATTAAAGCCGTATTCTGGTTTTACTATCTCAGATGCAACAAAGAATAGTATTAAAACTAACATATTAAAATCTAAACAGAGTATTACAATTATTCCTGAGTTTATTGATCCAACGTTTTTTTATGTTAACCTAACTGCAGACGTTGTTTATAATTCTTCTATTACTACATTATCATCTGATCAAATTAAGACTCAAGTTAACACCGCTATAACAGATTACTTTTCTACTAACCTTCAAAAATTTAATAAAGAGTTTATTTACTCTGCATTAACAAGTGCTATTTTAGCAAAGAACTCTGCAATTACAAGTGTGTTAACTAATCTTAAATTACAAAGACGAATTATACCTACATTAAATACTACTAATTTATTTACAGGAGATACGTCTATAAAATATAGAAACCCTTTAAAACCAGGTACTATTCTTTCTAGTTATTTCTTTATATCTGTAGGCGGAGTTGCTACACTCGTTAAAATAACAGACTTACCTAATGATACCCCACCAAATGATTCTGGTTCCGGGGTACTGAGATTAGTTAATGTAGTTAACAGTTCAATAGTTGCAACTAATGTCGGTACTGTTAATTACGGAACTGGGGTAATTAGTATAACAGGTATTACCCCTATCGGTATACCAGCTGGGGTAACGGATATTAGAATCACCGGCACTGTTCAAGAAGCTAGTTATAATTTAGCAGTTTCAAGAAGCGAAATATTAGTACAGGATGATACTACCGTTAATAAGATTGGTGGCTTGCTAGCAGGTACAACAATTAATGTGACAACATCGGTATAACATGGCGACAACAAGAATTAAAGAAAAAGTATCGGAGCTTGTAAACAGTCAGCTACCTGAGTTTATCAGGTCTGACTATACAACCTTTGTTGCGTTTTTAGAATACTACTATAAGTTTTTGGAGCAAGATCAGGGTGCTTTAGAGCTTGTTCAAAATGCAAGACAATATAGTGATATTGATCAAACTACAGAATCGTTTGTTAATTATTTTCTAACGAACTACGCTAAAGACTTACCTGTAAGCTTATTAGTTGATAAGCCTCTTTTAATTAAAAAAATTAAAGGGCTGTATGCTGCAAAAGGTAGTACCTTATCTATAGAGACTCTGTTTAAAGTTTTATATGATACTGCTGCGCAAACTAACCACCCTTATGAATTTGTATTAAGACCATCTGATGGCCAATGGAGTCTTAGAACTTCTATCCGGGTTCTTCTTACCTCTGGAAGTGCAGCAGATATAAAAGATAGGTTCTTATCGCTTTCTAAAAATAATATTAATTATACTGCAGAAATTGTTAGAGTTAAAAGTCTTAGTGGTAATTTATACGAAATATTTTATCACAGTGCTTTTCCTGTTCCATTTGATATTGATGACGGTATTACAGTAACCGGTACTAGTGGAATACTATTTACCGGTATTATTAAACCAACTACAACGAATGTAGAAATTGTATCCGGAGGCTCTGGCTTTAGAGTCGGTCAAATCTTTAACGTAACGGTTGGTAGCGGTGTAGATACAGTAGTTAGAATAGCAAGAGTTAGTTCAACTGGCTCTATTCAAATATTAAGATTTTTAAATTATGGTTATAATTTTACCGAAGATCTCAGTATTATATTATCTAACGCTTTAGGTGTTACTAAAAGAGTTAAGTATTTTCAAACCAGAGGCGGAGGTTTTTCTGAAACCTTTGACGCGACAAGATTACATTCTATATCTGATAGCGATAGATACTTCTTAGAAGATTATGTTACCCCTTTTTCATATACAAGTACTACTTTAGTTTCAAGCTCAGCAACATCTCAGATACTGACATCTGTTACAACAGCAGGAGTTGAGAACCCTAATGATGCAAGCTTCAACTTTACATTAGGCGCTGTAGCTAGGTATCCTGGGCAATACATATCTACCCAAGGCTTTGTATCTGAACCAGATGTACGAGTTCAAGATAGTAAACTGTATCAACCTTTTGCATATCAAGTTTCCTCTGAATTAGATATTAGTACATTCTATAATATTGTCAAGAAGCTAGTTCACCAGGCTGGTACTAATTTATTTGTTAATAGAGTATTATCTGTAACAGCCAATTTATCTGCTAACGTTAGTGTAGTAAGTAAACAAAATGTTTACGCAGATCTCTTTGATACATTCTCAACATTAGAGACCGTTGCTAAGTTAGTAAGTAAGGTTGTAGATGCTGACAATTTAAGTACTACAGAAAATACTGTTTATTCAATAACTAAGCCGCTTGAAGATATTACTACTATCAGCGATACTATTACCATAAGTATGTATAAGGTCTCTACAGACGATATTACATTAACTGATAATAATAGCTTTACATTTAGTAGGACAGAATCAGACAGCGCTACTGCAACCGATACAACAGAAGACTACACTGATAACACTGGTGCAACAGGGTACTTTTTAGAGACTTACGCTGCTTTTACAGCAATTTCGTTTAGCTAACTTACAAGATGGCTTGTATAAATATAACATAGAACTTCTTAGAGGAATAAAACATGTTCACAGAATCGATAAATGTCAAAGGTAATTTAGAAATTATTCTTTTAGACGAGTCCGGTAAGCAAAAAGATTATAGAAAAGTAAATAACCTGGTTGTTGCTGTTGGTAAAGATACAATTGCTTCAAGAATGGTGGGTAACACAACTGCAATTATGAGTCATATGGCTGTAGGTTCATCCAATACTGCCGCAACTACCTCTCAAACTGCCTTAGGTGCAGAATTAGGACGAGTGGCTCTTGACTCAACAACTAGATCTTCTAATACTATTACATATGTAAGTACTTTTCCTGCAGGTACAGGTACGGGGGCAATCACTGAAGCTGGCATCTTAAATGCTTCCTCTTCTGGTAATCTATTGTGCAGAACAGTTTTTGGTGTTGTTACTAAAGCGGCTGGCGATACTGTGGTTATTACTTGGAACGTTACTGTAGCATAATATGTCTTTTCTCTTAAAAGACACTATCCATCGTTCGTTGGTAGATAGTGTTTATAATGAATTCTTATCGCGAAGAGCCAACTATTACTATTTTATTGGTAATATAATTGAGTGGGCGAGTCCTCAGGTTCCAGAAACTCCTGAAGTTACCCAGAACTATGAGTATAATACTCGCAACGGTATTCTAAGTGTTAAGAAGATTAATTTAAGAGACGTATCTTATGTAGTGCCAAGAATAAACTGGACGACCGGTACAGTATACGATCAGTTCGATGGTGACTACAGCGCTACTTCCCCTGCATATTCCGGAGCTACTAGTTTAAAGACAGCTAATTTTTATGTATTGACAGGTGCGTTTGGAGTATACAAATGTATTTTTAATAATAATAATGCTGCGTCTACAGTGGAGCCTTCCGGTCAAGACATAACCACGTTTGCAACAGCTGATGGTTATGTTTGGAAATATCTTTACACCATTCCTCTTTCTTCACAGAATCGTTTTTTGACTTCAGACTTTATACCAGTTCAGAGGGCAGTTACAAATGCTTATTATTCTGAAGGTGAAGTAAGCAGTGTTATCATTAATAATGCTGGGTCTGGTTATACAAGTAATGATGATGTAACATTAACAGTTACAGGTCAGTTCCTAGGGCTATCTGGTAATTCAATAGCTAATTTAACACCTGTTTTCAATACCTCTGGTGAGTTTATTGATGTAAGAATAAAAGACGCCGGGGCTAATTATAAAACTGCATCTATTACAATTAACGATGGCGGGGGCAAGGGTACAAGCTTACTTAATAATATTAGTAATGTAAGAATATTTAATACTGGTGCTGGTTATAATACAGCTGTTATTGCTAACACTACTGCTACAATAACTACCTCTGGTCTTGCTCAGCCCACCTCAAATGCTTTTGCAAATTTAATATTCAGTAGTAATGCTTTAGTAGATATAGTATTAACTAATAAAGGTACTGGCTATACTACTGCTGCAAGAGCAAATACAACTATTACAATTAGTACGTCTGGTAATAGTCAACCTACATCTAATGCAACTGCCAATTTGTTTTTTGCTACCTCTGCCGTTCTAACTCCTGTACTTCGAAATGGCTCTATTCATTCAGTCTTAATTGAAGACGAAGGTACAAGATACAGTTCAAACGTTAATACTATTATTTCAGCCATTGGTGATGGTTCAGGCTTTGTAGCTACACCATTTATTAATTCAACCGGTCAAGTTGAAGATGTTATTATTGAAAATCGCGGTACTGGTTATTCCTATATTAATTTAACTGTTGCAAGCGCAACTGGTACCGGTGCTAACATATTTGCTAATCTTTCTGTAGATGATATTGATACTTTACAGACTGTTGTTGAGCTGTCAGCTGTAAACGGAGGCATCCATGCATTTAAAGTTAGTAATGCAGGCAACGGATACTCTTATGCCAACGTTACAGTAGCAGGTGATGGTATTAATTTTACAGGTAATGCAGTAATAGTAAATAATACTATAAGCTATATTTCTGTATTAACTCCGGGTTCTGGATATACTAATGCAAATGTAACTATAACAGGTAACGGGGCAAATGCAAATGTATCTGCCATATTATCTCCATACAGGGGTCATGGTAGTGATCCAGTTAGAGAATTATTTGCAGATACTTTGATGTTTACCTCAACAATAAATAATGAAAAGAACCAAGGTGTTGATGTAAAGAATGATTATAGACAATTTGGCATCATTAAAGATTTAAAACAATACGATAATGAGCGAGCATTTGCCAACGTTATTGGTAGTGCATGCTTTCTCGTAACAGTTGATACTGTTAGTGGGCTTGCCCGAGATACTATATTGACTCATCTGGTCGGTACCTCTAAACGATACTTTGAAGTAGTTGAAGTAGTTCCTTTAAGTAATCAAATATTAATTCAAAACAAAAATAATCACGATGTAACAACAGGTGACGTATTAACTGACGAGACATCAGATCTAGACTATGCCATTACAGATCTGACAATTTTACCCACCATAAATAAATTTAGCGGTGACTTATTGTATATCGATAATAGAACCTCGGTTAGTTACAGCGAACAACAATTAGTTACTCTTAGAACAGTACTCAAATTATAACATAGGTAAGAGATGGCGATTAATTTTAACACCGATCCGTACTTTGACGATTACAATGAAGCTAATGGCTTTTACCGTATTCTCTTTAAACCAGGGGTGGCTGTTCAGGCAAGAGAACTAAACCAACTACAGACAATTCTTCAAAATCAAGTTACAAAATTTGGTAATCATACCTTTAAACCTGGTTCAATGGTTATACCGGGTAATTTAGTTATTGATAAGACTCTTAACTTCGTTAAACTTTTACCTACTCACAATACAATAGATATTGATGTTCAAAATTTTATTGGTAAAGAATTACAAGGTCAAACAACTGGTATTCGCGCAAAAGTTATTCAAGTCGATGCAGCTACTGACACCGATCCTCCAACAGTATATGTAAAGTATCTTGATTCAGGTACCAATTATACAACAACGTCATTTGCTAACTCAGAGACATTCCAGACTGTCGACGGTGGTACAACATATTATGCTACTACTATTGCTGCCTCTGCAACAGGTAAGTCTTCTGCTGCTAGTATCTCTACAGGTATCTTTTTTGTTAAAGATAGATTTGTCAGGGTAGAAGCACAGACAGTTATTTTGCAAAAATACGGTATTGTGCCAAGCTATAGAATTGGGCTTTATGTTGCCGAAGATATTATTAACAGTGAGGATGATGAGTCCTTACTAGATCCAGCTATTAGTACATTTAATTACTTTGCACCTGGTGCCGATAGATATCGAATTATACTTGTATTATCAAAACGGCTACTAAGCGATAGCGTGACTTCAGATAGTTTTTTTGAACTCAGTAGAATTGAGAATGGTGAAGTAGTCTCTATTACCGACAAACCTGGCTATAATGTTCTTGCCGATGAGTTGGCTAGAAGAACATATGATGAATCTGGCGACTATACAGTCAAGCCTTTTAATTTAAAAATTATAGAGCACTTAAAAGATGTTAACCACCCAGATGGTTATTTAACTAGTAACCAGGGCGGCACAGGTAATTTTGGTATTGCAGTTATTAGCCCAGGTAAGAGTTATGTCAAGGGTTACGAAGTAAGTACTATTTCAAATACCTACCTACCTTTTAACAAACCTAGAGATTCTGCCAACGTAACAAACGCAGTAGTCAGAACACCTATAGGTAATTACCTTAACGTTTCCAATACATTCGGTATTCCTAACTTTACATCAGATCTTAGCACAGTTAATTTGTATAACAAATATACAAACGCAAAAGGATCTTCTAACGGTACATTGGTTGGAAATGCAAGGATTAGAGGATACGAGACCGGATCTGGTAACGTAATGTTAGATGCATCGACAATGAAAGCTTTCTTGTTTGATGTTCAAATGATTAAAGGATACGCATTTGACAGAGACGTTAAGAGTCTATTTCAATCTAGTGTTTCAGATACAGGTTATGTTTCAACCGCGTATACGTCCGATGTGGTACCTACGGCAGTAGCTATTACCGGCAGTCTATCTTTAACCAACGGTTCTAATGCTGTTACCGGTGTAAATACTATATTTACCAGCGAATTAAAAGTTGGTGATTACGTACAGTTTACATCTGATACTAATTCATATTATGTGGCAGCAATTACCACCAATACAGCTCTTACAATTGGTAGAACTTACCCTCTTGCAAACGTATCAGGAGTTAATGCCTCTAGAGACAGCGCGGTAATTGCTGATGCTGATAAATCGGTTTATATATTCCCATTTGCAAACGATGTAATTAATAACATATCTGATATTACTTTAAGAACCAGACGGGTATCATATGGTACACTGGCATCAGGTAATATTGATCTCTCAACTGCAGTTAATTCTACCTTTGCCTCTAGAAGTGATACTAGCTACTTTGCAGTAGCCGTTACTGGTGCTAAAGCAGGTAATGTATTCTATGTAGGTTCAAATAATTTTGAATACACAGACGGCACCAATAGAAACATTCGTATTAAATTATCAAGTTTTGGTTTAACAAACGAAGACATTTTGGTATATAGTACTGTTATTAAAAGCAACCCAGCTGCAAAGACTAAGACAAGCACATACGGTTCTATTACTTTAACTGCTAAAACTGATTGTGAATCAGCTGTAATTTCTTTAAGTAATGCTGATGCATACGTTATTTCTAACGTTAGAATGTCATCCAATGTATTTGGTACTTCATACTTAGATTCAAACGCTGTCGACATCACAGATAACTATACATTAGCTACAGGTCAAACTCCTACCTACTATGGTATATCATCAGTTAAAATTAAACCTGGTAAGCCGTTACCTACCGGTCCTCTAAAAGTAAGTTACGAGTATTATACGCATGGATCTGGAGATTATTTTAGTGAAGCGTCATACCCTGATTATGAAGACATTTCACCTTTTGTCGATCAAGGCATTACATACAATTTAAGAGATAGCCTGGACTTTAGACCAAGAATTTCTAATGACGGGGCTAACTTTAAAAATACCGGCGCTGTAAGAACAGAATTTATTGATTACAATAATGACTTTCAATGTGACTATATCTATTATCTACCTAGGATTGATAAAATATACATTACTAGTAAAGGTGAAATTGCATACAAAGAAGGTACAAGTTCTTTAGACCCTGTCGAACCAGTGGTGGAAGACCAGTCCATGCCATTATATGTGATTGAGCACCCAGCATACGGTTTTGATATTAACAGGGATTCTAATTTTACCCCGCTAGATCAAAAACGGTACACCATGAAAGACATTGGTAAGTTAGAAAATAGAATTAAAAATCTAGAATACTACACTACCTTGTCCTTACTTGAATTGGATACAGCAGTATTTTCAGTCAAGGATCAATTTGGATTAGACAGATTTAAAAACGGGTTTGTGGTTGACTCGTTTACCGGTCACGGAACAGGTGATATTAGAAACCCTGATTATAATGTTTCAATGGATTTTGCAAAGGGAGAGTTATTACCCAGCTTTAACCAAAACAATTATAAGTTAGCTGAGGTTAATAGTGTTACTGCCGATCGTACAGCCAATGGTTATACATTGGTAAATGATACAACTATTATGTTGAGTTATACCGATGAAGAGTATGCAGTAAACAATGTAGCCAGTACCGATCAGTATATTAACCCGTTTGATATTTATATCTATACCGGCTCCATGCAACTGACACCTAGTGGTGATACATGGTATGATGCCAGTGAAAAACCATTAATTTATAAAAATGACAACGGGGAGTTTGATACTTTAATTCCTGATTCAATTGGTGAAAAGACATATGGATCGGTTTGGAATTCATGGAAACAGTTCTGGTATAGTCCAGGTAATAATGATGGTGTAAAAGCTATTTCTGATGGTGTTGTTTTAACTCAGGCCTCCGTTAATAGTAATGCTAACAATGTTGTGTTTCCTTATGCGAGAGCGGTAAATATTAGATTTACTGCCTCCAGACTTAAGCCTAGAACTAAGTACTATGCATTCTTTAATGAATATAACGTAACAAATTTCTGCTTCTCCCCGTCTGGATCAGGCAATATATCTAGTTTTGTTAACGACTATAGTAACCAGGGCGTATTAGTTTCTGATGACACAGGTACAGTATCAGGATATTTTAGATTTGACCCAGCTGCATCTGGCTTAAAAATACCTACCGGTGCTATTAAATTCAGACTAACAGATTCTTCGACGGATGCAAGTAATAAAGAATCTTTTGCAGATGCTTATTTTACTTCAAGCGGGATTTTGGCAAAACAAGAGCCACCCCGTATTAATTATGTACCACAGCCTGTTATTGTATATCAACCTATTAACTCTGTAGATTCTAGACCTGGTAGTGTAACAGTGTACAACACCCCTACCACTGCTGAACCAGATACTGACTGGACCACTACCCGTACAACTACTACTACAAGTACAACGACTTCAACCACTTCTACCACTTCTACAACCTTATATATAGTAGAGAATGGTGACCCCGTTACCAGCACAACTTCTACAACCTTATATAGACCAGAGAATGTTGACCCCGTTACCAGCACAACTTCTACAACAACAACTACAACTGTTGCTCCTACCTCTTCTACATCTACTGGTACTACCGCAGCAGCTATTGTACTTGGGTTTACCGATCATGCTGTTTCCTTCCTGGAAAATACTACCATAACCAGTACTAGTAAGGATTTAAGAAGTACGTTTCAAGATACTTTGGTATCAACAACAGGTTTTGTCGAAGCTACATTCCTTGCAAATCTGCCTACGTCTACATCTACTTACAATACAATTGCTTTGCGTGATCCAACGGTTGGTGGAAATACGTATGATTTTGTAAGTGGTGCATCAGTAACGGGTGATGCTGCAGAAGCAGTACTACCAAATCAACTAACAATGAATCAGTATTATACAGCTACCAATATTATGGAAGCTAGAAATGCGGATACGGGAGATTTGTTTATTGCTGATATCAGAAATAGTGTATCTACAGAAAAGTGGGAAAGCGTTATTGTACCAGTATATGAGGCTGTGAAAGCAACTACTACAGAATTAGTAGCTGCAGGCGCGCCAACTTCTGAAATGTTAGCGTTTTACCAGGCAGGAATTGCTAACGGGTCATGGATAGAGAGCACAGAAGGGGTACAAAAAGCAATTGATAACTGGGCTGCAGCAATGACTCTGGGATTCATTGACGGTCAAAGCTCAACCGCCCAGACGGCAGCCTCTATCACAAAATCAGGCTCCGGTCTAGCTAATTAATAATGGGAACAAAGGAATATAAATGACAGTTAGTTTAAACGTCGATGGGGGAACAGGTTTAGTAGGATACTACGATACGCTTGCTCAATCATTTTTTGTCGATGCTCCTATTCACGTCACTAAAGTAGATCTTTATTTTAGCAGTAAGGATAGTGTGAGCCCTGTTGAAATGACGTTGAGAAGGGTTGAAAATAATATACCCAGTTCTAATGTCTTACCAAACTCAATCGTTACCAAAGCGGTTGCTGATATTAGTACCTCAACCGATGGAGCAACTGCTACCACATTTACCTTTCCTATCCCTGTTAGTCTTGATATTGGTCAATACTGCTTTACCCTATCTTCAGTATCAACAAGGAATAGAGTATTTGTGAGCCAGATAGGGGGTCTTGATTTAGTTAAAAATTCTATTATATCCAAACAACCGTATGCCGGTGTTATGTTCCTTTCGTCAAATGGGTCGATGTGGGAAACAGATCAAACTAAAGATATTAAATTTAAGGTGTATCGCGCTAGACTTACTTCAACGTCTGCTACTGTAGATTTAAGGATCGATAGTAAAGGCATGGTATCACCTACGTTGAAAAAGCTTGATACTGATCCTTTTAAGTCTTATACTTCATCTGCTGTAGTGAAGGTATTTCATAATAGCCATGGATTCCAAAACGGTAGCTATGTTAAGTTTAATGGTATACCAAATGAAATTTCTTATTTGTCTAACACTGCATCCAGTGTAACGGTTAATAATGGTATACCAGTTCAAAAGCTATCTAATACTTTCTTTAATGTAAGTAATGTAACAAATGACTCTTATACTGTTACATTATCAACTAGTGCAGGAGAAACTGCAAACATTACCCCCGGCCGCTTTGGCGGTAAGGGTATTTTATCAACCACCATTCAACCATTCACAACAGTCTTTCCAAACTTAAGTGCTTATGCCCCCACTAAAGCATCTATAGTGCATAAGTTAAAAACCATTGATAGTTCTTATACTGTCAGGGACTTCGTACCGGTTACTCCTACTGATGTTACTTTTAAAGATTCTGCAAGACTACTTTTAGACTCAAAAAACAGTGCTGAGTCCGCCGGTGGAGCTGACAGCTTTGTTTATCGTCTTGAACTTTCAACCTCTGACATCTACTCATCACCTATTATTAACATACCCTTATCTGGTGTACTGTTTGTTACACCAGATATTAATAGCCCGTCTACTTCTGAAAATTTAAGTCTAGATACTATTACAATTACAACAGCAGACACCGGGGTTTCATTTACATCAACCGGGGTAATAAATATCAGTGGTACGAATGCTAAGGCAAATGCCAAGGTTATGCTACCGGGGGCAAACGTGGTTATCAGTGGCGGTCATGCCAATAACAGTAGTGATGTAAGAATTACATCGGTTGCAATCGATGGTTCTTCTGTTACGGTTAATAATCCATATGCTATTACTGAGCCAGCTGGTAATGCAATTACCATCTCATACAAGCCAATATTTATTGCTGAACAAGCGGCCACAGGAAGTAGTTCAAAATCTAAGTATGTAACCAGAAAGATTGAATTAGCTAACCCCGCCTCTGCCTTGTTAGTACGCTTCTCTGTATTTAAACCTGTAAATACAAGTATTGAGGTGTTTTTCAAAACTCAAAATGGTAATGAATCTAGTTCTTTTGATACCAAAGAATATACATTACTAGATATTGGTACACTAAAAAATACTGTAGACGGTCAATATATTGATGTAGAAAAATTTATTGACGAGTTAACCCCGTTCAATGCATTTGTTATTAAGATTGTATTTAAATCTTCGTCAATCGCCTATTATCCCAAGGTTAAGGATTTAAGAATTATTGCTTTATCATGATAAACAAAGATAATTTAGTTAAGGTCAAGGACCACCCAAACCATTACCGAGACCCTCGATCTAAAGCTATTCTGGTGGTTGATAGTGTTTCAAGACAAAATTATGTCAATCAAAAAACATTAGCACTTAGGACAGTGGGTACTACAGAAAGACTTCAGTCCGAGATGCAAAGTATGAGAGATGAATTAAGGGAGTTAAAGGATCTGCTTCGGTCCTTGGTTAATAACTCTACATCAGATAAATAAACAATAAATATTTAAAAGAATACTGTAAGGTAATTACATGGCAACGATACTCTTAAGAACCGCTAATTCGATCTCTAGTCCAGGGTCTACCGTAAAGGGTACACCTCTGACTAATTCGGAAGTGGACAATAACTTTTCTAATATTAATATTACGCTTGGGGTTCTTTCTAATCTAAGTACATCGGCCAATGCGAATTTGGTTGCTGCAATTAACTCTGTTACCTATGCGGTTGGTTCTGACGGTAATGTCTTAACCAGTAATGGTAATACATGGTTCAGTAGTGCATTACCTGCCAGTGGTTTGTCTTATGTAACCAAGTCTGCCAATTACACTATTAATAATAACGAAGGTGTTCTCGCTAATACTGCAACTGGTGCATTCACAGTCACATTACCTTTAAGTCCTGTCGTCGGTAATCAGGTGGTGGTAGCTGACGCATATGGAGATTTTGGTGCAAACGCATTGACCGTTGGACGTAACGGGTCTACTATTGCAAATGTCGCAGAAGATTTAATAATTGACATTAACGGTGTAAGCGTACAATTAGTCTATACCGGTTCTACATGGGATGTATTTGCCCAAGTAGGTGCAAACGGTGGAACGGCTGTAACTTTAGATGGTACCCAGACATTAACTAATAAGACTTTAACCAGCCCTACTTTAACGACTCCAGCTTTAGGTACCCCTTCTGCAATTGTCTTAACCAACGCTACCGGTACCGCTAGTAGTTTAACTGTTGGTAAGATTACTATAACAGATGAAACAGCATCAGTATCAACCTATTACCCCATGTTTACAAGCAGTAATACAGGTGGGTTGAACGCAAATGTTTCTTCTACCGGTTTGACATTTACACCTTCTACCGGTCTTTTAACATCAACTGACTATAACTCATCTTCAGATATGACGTTAAAACAAGATATTACACCTATTGTAAATCCTTTAGATATTATAAGTCAATTGAATGGGTTTGGATTTACATGGGTAAAGAGCAAAGAAAAAGCATACGGGTTATCAGCTCAAGAAGTTGAAAAAGTAATTCCTGACGTAGTTAGGCAAAGACCTGATGGTACCAAGGGTATTAATTATATGAACCTGACTGCTTTCTTAGTTGAAGCAATCAAGGATTTAAAACAAGAGATAGAAGAGCTTAAGAAGCCTAAATAATAACAACAATAACCGAGTTCAAAAGGAACGAAGATGGCAATTAAAATAGGCGGAACAACCGTCATAGACGACAGTCGTGCTGCAAACGTAGTTTCAATAACGGGTCTTACAACCCCTCTCTCAATAGCTCAAGGTGGAACTGGTTCCTCCTCTACAGCTCACACCAGCCTTACTACTAACGTTTCAGGTACTTTACCTGTAGCTAACGGTGGTACAGGAGTTACTACAAGTACAGGAACGACCAGTGTCGTACTATCAAATTCACCCACGTTGGTCACACCAGCCCTTGGTACGCCAAGCTCTGGTAATTTAGCTAACTGTACATTCCCAACACTGAATCAAAATACATCTGGTTCAGCAGCCACATTTACAAGTACTTCACAAAACTCTCAGTTTAACTCTGTAGGTGTAGGTACAGCAGCTTCGGCTACAGCAGGTGAAATTCGCGCAACCAATAACATTACAGCCTATTACTCTTCTGATAGAAAATTCAAAGAGAATGTACGGGATATACCTAATGCATTAGAAACAGTTAACAGCATTGGCGGTAAGTTATTTGACTGGACGGATTCTTATATTGAATCTAAGGGTGGTGCAGATGGGTACTTTGTACAAAAAGCTGACTTTGGTGTTATTGCCCAGGATGTACAAGCCGTTTTTCCAGTAGCCGTTCGTACACGTGAAGACGGTACACTTGCTGTTGACTACGAAAAACTTGGCGTACTGGCTTTTGCCGCATTGATTGAACTAACTAAACGTGTTGAGGCACTGGAGAATAACTAATGGCTCTTAATGCTTCTGGTGCAATTAGTCTTGGTGGAGCAACTGCAGGGCAGTCTATTAACCTTGAATTAGGTCTTTCCGCTACCGCTCTAATCGGTTTGAACGATGCTGCCGTTCGTACACTTTTGGGTAAAGCAAGTGGTGCTATTTCTTTGAATGATGCCTACGGTAAAAGCAATCGCACAGATTTTTTCTCAACTTGGTCGAACTCGCTGAATATAAGCCAGATGTTTACTGGTGCTATTGATTCTTCTGGTAACATTACATCGTTTATGAAAAGTGGGACACAGAGCAATCGTACTGCTATTCTACGACTAAACTCTGCCGGCGCAGTGATATCTCAACAGTATGTTGGGTCCATTGGTGGGTCAAGTGTACCTAGTGAGTGTTTTTACTCAAGCGTTTCTGATTCTTTTTACTTTACAACCCTTAGCTCAAGCAGTGGGTATTTCACCGTTATGCAAGTTAGTACATCAGGTACTTTGATTGGCTCAGGTGCTATACGTCCTAATACGCAGGCCGGCAATAGTGCTAGACTCAATGCAGTTGCTATTAATTCTAGTGGTGAACTTCTTGTTAGTTTTAGGTTTTATTATTCTTCAGGTAAAAGCCAATATACTAAGCCTATGACAGCAAAGTTTTCTGGTAATTTGGGTACCGGGAGATCATCGTACAATAGTCAAGCTGTTTGGCTCAAAACCACAGAAAACGCGAATGGTGGTGGGAATGGTTATGGAACAATGCTTTTTGAATATAGTGGTTTTCTCTATGGATTTGGCACCAATAGTAGTAATTATCCCAGTTTAATAAAATACAATCTTGATGGCACTGGAGTTACTCCTACAAATGCCAATAATGTAATGACAATGTCTGGCGGCAATTATTACGGCGGCGCCGCATTTTATAACAGTAGTGAAAATGCTGTATATGGTTCTGGGCAGTGGACAGATGCAAATGCATCTGGCATAGTGGTTAAATTTGTTGGAACTACACCAACTTGGGCTCGCTTACTTTCTAATACCCAAGGTGGTTGGCAACACATGACTCTTGACTCATCTAATAACGTATATGTTTTTGCCGGAAAATATAACACATCGGAGAGAGCTATTGTTGCAAAGTATAACTCAAGTGGCACATTGCAATGGCAACGCTATTTTAGGTTTACTGGAACCAATATTATTGGTTATTCAAGATTTTCCGGCTTGTCTGTTTACAGCGGGGGAGGCACATTATGCCTTCATCTAACAATAGCAAGAAGTGGATCCCCGTATACTTATGGTACTATTATAACGTATCCAACCGATGGATCTAAAACAACAGGGGCAATAACTAATTCTGAAGGATTAACACTAACTATTGAAACCGCTGCTGAAACATCATCAACCAAGACTTTTACAACTTCAGATTATCATCATTCCAGCACGAGTAATTATAATCCTGAATATGGGTTAGGTGGCTTCTCCATCGACGGAACAGAAACGTCAAATAACGTAACACAATCAATATGAGTATATACATTAAACTTTTAACACTTGAATATCCTCGTCACGAGGGTGACATTCGTCTAGAATATCCTGAAATTCTAGAAACACAAACAGGAGATGATTTTCCTTGTCCTTCTACATATGCCAAAGTAGAATGGGTAGATCCTCCTGAAATAAACCCTAATACTCAAAAATATTTTGAACTTTCACCGACTCAAGTCGGAGGTATTTGGACTATAGTATGGGGTGTAAAAGATTTAACTGATGAAGAAAAGGAGGATCTTCAAATCCTTCGAGGTCTTGGAAATAGTATAAGTGTGGAGCGTTTATGAATGTTAAAAATGAAGTAAAAATTGTAGATAATGTTTTTGTTAAAATGTTTTATTTAGAGCAAGTTGGTGATATAATTACTGGCCACGCTCACACTTTTGATCATATCACTTTGCTTGCAAGAGGAAGAGTAATGATGAGTGCTGAAGGTGTTGATAAGGAACACGTTGCACCCAAACTTATTGTAACACCAAAAGGTCTAATCCACAAATTTGAAGCCTTGGATAAAAACTGTATTCTTTGTTGTGTTCATGCAATTCGTGATGGAGATGGGGAAGAAGATGTAGCTCCTCCCGGTATCACAGAAGAGCAAGCCAATTTGTTTATGGAACAGTTTCCTTTGACTCAAGAATGACTACTCAGACTCAAGTAACTTTAGTAAACAATTTATTCCTTAAAATGTTTACGTATAGTGAGGTTGGTGATGTCAATCCAGGTGGCGGTCACAAGCACAGTTACGATCATATAACACTCCTTGCTCGTGGATCTTTGTTACTAGAGACCGATGCTGGTCAAGAAACCCATGTAGCACCTAAGTTATTTGTTACTAAAAAAGGTGTTGAACATAAATTCACTGCTCTAGAAAGAAACACTGTAATGTGTTGTGTTGTTCCTATCAGAGATGGTGAGGGGTTGGATGACGTTGCTCCTGCAGATATTACTGAGCAACAAGCTAAAGAATTACTCGCAAAATTCCCTTTTATTTAATTTAACTTATGAGTGTTTTTGTTATTCCTGGATTTATTTCAGCTGAAACTTGTTCCTCTTTAAATGATTGGGTTGATCAAGGTGTAACAGAAAAGTGGTTGGATAAGGGAATAAGTCGAAGTTCTAGTTGGGATTATGAAAAAAGAGTGACAACTAGGAATTATGCTGACAGGTTTCAATACTCTCCAGTCGTTTATCAAGTCTTTGACAAAATTACTGATCACCTAGGTCTTCAAGACATACCTAAAAGCACTGCTGGAGCTGGCAAGGATGGTATTGTTGTGAGTTGCACATTCCCTGGTGGTGATGTTTACCCTCATAGAGATCCAATGGAAGGAAATGACCTTCACGTGCTAAGATGTAATATCATGTCACGTGACTCAGATGCTGGTGGCCAGCTGTTCATTGGTGGAGAGCATATTGATATTGGGGTAGGAGACTTACATTGTTATCTCCCATCAAATGTTGAACATTATGTCACTCCTGTAGAAGGTAATACTTCTAGAATTATGTGGATGTTTGGATATAAAATGAATATTCCGGACTTCTTAAAACTAAAAAAAATTTAATTAATTGATACTAAATTTAATGAAAGAAAAATATGAACATATTATTTAACAATTACAACTACATTATAACTAATGAGGATTTTCTTACTGATGAAGAAATCGATAAGTTGAATGGGGTGATCACAAAATTGCCTGCTAAAGATAAAAAAGATTTGAGTTTGATTGCTGATATTGGTTCATTTGGTCCAAGGTGCAGGGATATTGAAACAAATGAAGAAAATCAATGGCTTTATGAAAAAGTCCTAGCTACCGTTACTCAATGTAATAATCAATTTTTTCACATGAAATTGACTGGAAGTGATTTATTCGAACACCAGACATATGCATCTGTCGGAAGCCATCTTAAAGCTCACCGAGATATTTCTAACGAATACTTTCAGAAAAAAATTAGATTTAATATTCAATTGTCTGATAGTGAACATTATGAAGGTGGAGACATGCTAATTTACGAGAAGAGCATTGAAGCTCCTTTCGAAGTCTCTCGTAAAAAAGGATCAATTGTTATTTTTGCTTCTTCTTTGTTTTTGCATGAAGTAAAACCTATATCTTCAGGTCAGATGGCATCTGTTACAGGTTGCTTCTACGGGCCCCCATTAGAGTAAGTTAACTTATAAGTTAATTAAACTTCTTCAGTAGCAAATGTGGTAGTAATACCGTTAGTAGTACAGTAAGCAGTGATCCAGTATAGATCACTAGAGCTATCAGCTAGATCACTCTCAATAGATGTGAACACGGAACTATCTTCTGATTGTCTAATAGCCTGCTTAGTCAAACCATCATCAGATAAGATCTTTGTGTTGGTTAGTTTATACTTACTATTGATGACAACTCCGCCATCAGTCTCTCCTGGCCATTGAACATCAGCATTAGGTCTAACTCTTGTGATTGTATGTTTGTACATTTTAACTCCTTAAACTACTATTTATCTACCCTGCATACCCAACAAATTACTTAACTAATTACCTAATACCAAAAGGGCCCTAGGGCCCTTTCCTTATAAATATAATGTAAATATTGAGGAATAAAATGGCTGTCATCTCCAACCTAGCAATCGATCAAGGAACAACATACAGTGTTACTATAACTGTAACTGATGACACCGGTTCGGCCAGGGATTTGACCAACTACACCGTTCGTTCCCAGATGAGAAGGTCTTATTATACCAATGCAAATGTCTCCTTTTCAGCCAACATTGCCAGTCCTACCGATGGTACGGTTTCTCTAGATCTAACCAATACCCAGACCAGTGCCTTAAAACCCGGTAGATACGTTTATGATGTCGAATTAGTTTCCAATGTATCAACAGTCGAAAGACTGGTGGAAGGAATCGTCACCGTTTACCCAGAGGCTACAAGATAAATGGCAACTAACAACATTTCTGTAATTCAAGGATCAAAACCATCCGCAAGTATTACAGTTAACAAATCAACAGGGGGAAAGTTGCAATCGCTTGCCGATGTAAACACCTCCGACCTACAAGATGGTTATACTATTATTTACGATACAACTACAAATAAGTGGGTCTCCCAACCTATTTCAGCTGGCGTTGTATCAGTAACAAACGTGGATGGCGGAACGTACTAAAAAAATAACAACCAGGAACCACGATGGCAACCACAATTCAAATTAAGCGCTCCCCCAATGTAACGGCGGCAACTACTACCGACTTACTTGAAGGTGAATTAGCCTATTCGTACGATAAGAGTAACGATGGTTCAGGGGCCAAGTTATATATTGAGGTACAAGATGCCGGTGGTAATGAAACTATTCATACCATTGGTGGTAAGTACTATACATCTAAAGTAGATGCTGCCACCAATCAGAGTACCGTTAATACAATTGTTTCACGTGATTCAGCAGGTAACTTTTCTGCTAACACTATTACTGCTACCACATTTTTTGGTAATATTGTCGGTACCATTAACGGGGTTGCATCATCGGCGAATAAATTAGAAACTGCCAGACGCATTAACCTGGGTGGTGATCTTCAGGGTAATGTATTATTTGATGGTACCCAAGATGTTACCATTTTTGCAAATGTAATCAGCAATTCTGTTACCCTTGGTACTGATACAATTGGTGACTATGTTGCAAACCTAACAGCTGGTACCGGTGTTACTTTATCTGGTCAGGCTGGCGAATCTTCTAACATTACAGTCAGTATTGGGCAGGCAGTTGGTACGTCTTCAGATGTAACCTTTAATACTGTCACATCAAGATTGTTTGGCCAGGCTAACACTGCCACCGCCTTACACACTGGTAGATACATTAATTTGTCTGGTGATATCTCAGGTTCTGCCTACTTTGATGGTACAGGTAATGCAGACATTTCTGCAATTGTAATTCAATCCAATTCTGTTAATCTTGGTACTGATACCACAGGGGATTATGTTGCGAACTTGACTGCAGGTTCAGGTATTGCTTTAACTAATGCTGGTGGTGAATCTGCTAACGTTACAGTTGGTTTATCTACCTCAGGTGTATCCGCTTCAACATACGGTGGTACAACAAACATACCTGTATTCACAGTTGATACATTCGGTAGGGTCACATCAGCTTCTAACGTAGCTGTTTCCACCTCCTTCACATTAGCTGCAAATGCTGGTACCCCTGATACTCTAAGTGGTGGGGACACACTAAGAATTACCGGTGGTACAGGTATCAATACAGTTGTATCTGATAATACGATTTCAGTATTTAACACCGGTGTTACATCTCTTTCTGGTACTGCCAATCAAGTTACAGTTAGCGCATCCAATGCCTCTGTTACGTTAGGGTTACCCAATGATGTTGTTGTTAACAATAACCTGACAGTACAGGGTAATTTGTTTATAAAGGGCACGGCAACAACATTACAGACTACCACAGTTGTAGTCAATGACTCTTTAGTTAAATTTGGAAATGCCAATCCAGCTAATTCGTTGGATCTTGGTTTTTATGGTGAATATGTTGACGGTGGTACTAAAAAGTACACTGGTATTTACAATGATCATACAGACAATAAGTTTAGATTATTTGCAGGTTCTACTGTTGATCCCGCAGGTAACGTAGTCAATACATCTGACGCCGGGTACACAATTGCCACCCTGGTTGCTAACTTAACCGGTGGTACGGTATCTGGTTTAACTGCTAACATCGCCGTTGGTGATGGTGGTACTGGTCGTGGTACCTTTACAACCAATGGTATTTTGTTTGGTAATGCCACCGGTGCATTGAGGGTAACTACTGCAGGCACTGCCGGTCAAATACTACAGGTTGGTAACGATGGTGTGCCGTTGTTTGCAAGTGTAGATGGCGGAACATACTAAAAAAACTACTATAAATATATTATTAATTGTTTTCTCTTGAGGTGAGTATGGAAGATCCAAGTAAGTTTTTTAATGTAATAATAGACAGAACTAATCAAAAATTAAATTCTTTTCAGGCGCAGATCATCGTACTTGAGTCACAACTTCAGATGGCTAATGATGAGAGAGATTCCTACAAGAAATATGTTGAGGAAATGCCATCATTACACCATGACGTTGAAGCTCATAATAAGTTAAAAAATGATTATGCTGCATTAGAAGATAAATTACATGCAGTGTTATTGGCAAAGGATGAGCAGCATAAAGAGGCTGTGGAACAACTACGCAATGATTTTGTAATAAAATATAAAGATCTTGAAGATTCTATTTTAGAATTAAAAGAACAGCACAGACAGGTGTTAGATGTACAACGTGATGATTTTGTAATAAAATATAAAGATCTTGAAGATTCTATTTTAGAATTAAAAGAACGTCACAGACATGTATTAGATTTACAACGTGAAGAAATTGAAAAGAAGTACGAACATCTTATTGTTTCTTCAAAAGAAAAAGATGAACAACTTCAATTTGCCTTAGATAAAAACGAAGTACAAGCTGAGAAATTAAAAATATTGCAATCGAATATCAACGATAGTACGAATTTTATTCGTGATCAAAACGAAACACTTCTACAAGAAATAAAAAGACTTAAAGCTGAAATGGCTGAAATGTCTAGCAAATAATGGCAACAGAAATTCAACTAAAACGGTCTTTTACATCCGGGCAAATTCCGGGTGCTGCTAATGTTTTGGTTGGAGAACCAGTACTTAACCTGGTTGACAGGGTACTGTATACCAAGGACAACAGCGGCAATATCGTCGTTATCAGTTCTGGTAATGCCTCTACTATTGCATCTTTGGCGTTCAATGCTGCCAATGTGGCAGCTGCATACACAGTTGCCGGGGTAGCCGGTAACGTATCTAACATTCAATTGGCTTCTGGAATTACCTCTTCCGGTCTATTAACAACAGCCAATATATCAGAATTAACCAATCTTTATTTTACCAACGCCAGGGCAAGAGAATCTATTACCATTGCCTCTGGTAATGTAAATGGTAAGGGTTCTTACGATAGCGCTACTGGTGTTATATCGATTAATGCCGCCAATGTAACCGTTTCCTCTAATGCTCCAACTAACCCCTATGTAGGTGATCTGTGGATCCATGCAGATACTGCCGTTGAATATTTGTTCTTTGGCGACGGGGATACCTTTCAATGGGTTGAACTTGGAGAACCAAGTACTGGTAGTTCGGAGTCAACGATAACTGTAGCCGGGGTCACCGGAAATGTATCCAATGTTCAATTGGTATCTGGTATTTCTCAAACAGGTATACTGACTACAGCAAACGTCACAGAAGTAACAAATTTATATTTTACTAATGCGAGAGCCGTTGCTTCATTAACTGCCGGTCAAAGTATTACTATTGATGCTAATGGCAGAATTAATTCTACTGCCACTGGGAGTTCTTCTACCTACGGTGATTCCAACGTTATATTATTAGGTTATGCCACTAATGCCAATGTTGCTTTAAAAGCAAACGTCGCCGATCTTAAGACGGCCAACGTTGCAGAGCTTACAAATTTATATTTTACCAATTCAAGAGTTTATTCTAACGTTACTCAATTAGGGTATATTACTTCGGCCTCTCTATCTGGTTATGCTACCAACACTCAATTGGGTACTTATGCTACTAATGCACAACTGGGTTCCTACGCAACTAATGCCCAACTAGCTAGTTATGCTACTAATGCACAATTAACCTCGTATGCAACTACAACTAATGTAGCATTAAAGGCTAATGTTGTTGATTTAACTACGGCTAATGTAACAGAGAATACTAATCAATACTTTACCAATGCTAGGACAATAGCTGCCATTACCAATACTACTTTAAGTAATTTAACAGTATCAGGTAATATTACACTGAATGGTCAGCCAACAACTTATGGATATGTTAATGGTAGTTATTTGTTTGCTCTTAATAATGCCGATCAGTCAGTTGGACAAAATGGTGCAGTTAACTTCCAAACTACAAGTGCAAGTAATGGTAGTCTTATAACTAAGACTAGCAACTCCCAGATAACTCTAGCATCAGGTAATAGTTATAAATTAAGAGCCGTAATAGGACGTTTACAATCAAGTTCAACTTGGGCTCAATTTAGATGGTATGATGTGACCAACAGTGCCTATGTTGGCTCAGAAGGATTCAGTGAAGTAGTGAATTCAACAGGGGCAATTGGATCAACCAATGTGCCTACAGCCTACGTGACGCCTAGTGTAAATACTACTTATGAACTAAGACAGACTACAGTTAACACAATTACTGTTAATGCTTATGCTTCAATGGAAGTTGAACAAATAAATCCCACCATAGCAGTTCAAGCCACTGCCACTGGCACGGTTGCTACAAACTATATAGCAACCACAAGAACAGGAACAAACCAAACTATCACCACCGGCGGAACCGATATTGTATTGAATACCACAGACAAATCTTCTGGTAGTTCAGTCACATACAATACCAGCACTGGTGTTTATACACTGACTGCTGGTACGACTTACGAGTTGTCATTTACTCCAAGTTGGAACTATCCTTCTGGTGGTAGTTCTTATATTCAGTATGATTGGGTTGACGCCACTACTAACACTTCACTGGACAGTGATAGTGGATCATTTTGCACTGCCTACGCTTACACCTACACTTTTGCCTCACACAACCATAACATAATCAGCAAGTTGGTTTATACTCCCTCAACCAATCAAACTGTAAAAATTAGAGCAACTGGTACAAACAATACTGGAGCAGTTTTGACCGCAGGCAGTAGTGCTTATGTCAAGGCAATGAACGCAATCTTTGCCCTCAACGCTCTAGCCACAATGGCCACAACTGGTAATGTCAGTGTTGGAGGCGATCTAAGTGTTACAGGAAATGTCACAGGTACTAATCTAACTAGTAAAACCACAGGGTCTTGGACAGTGACCACAGGAACAAATACTTACAGCATCACAGTTCCTATAAACGGCAATTATCAAATTTGGGTTAGAGCCAACATCCCTAACGGTATCATAGCTTACCAGGCCACTGTAGGTGTTACTAATACCAATGTGCCAGTGCTGGGTACTCAGCGAGCATGGAACTACACTGGTGGCGGAAGTCCAATATTACTAACAAGTATGCCAACGCAGATTGTAGGAGCAGAAGGCACAATATCAACTACTGTGGTATCAACCACTACCGCTAACCGGTTAGATTTTGGTATTAACAATACTAGTGGGTCATCTCAAACAGTATATTGGGGTTATGTTACATTATAATCATAACCAATTAATTCTTACAGTCTAGATTTTTATAAATAAACGAGTAACTCAATTGGCAGTAATCCAACAATAAGGAAGCAGAAAAAATGGCAACGACACTAAATTTTCCATCAAGCCCGGCCCTAAATGACACGTATGCATTTGGTGGGAAGACATGGACATACAATGGTTCAGCATGGAAATTAAATTCCACCGCTTTAACTACAACCGGGGTAACTGAAGGTACTAACCTTTATTTTACAAATGCCCGTTCAAGAGCTGCAATTTCGGTTGCTGGTTCTGGTTCTTATGATAGCGCTACAGGTGTTATCACTGTTACTGGGGGCGTTACATCAGTTAACGGTCAAACAGGTGCTGCTACCGGTTTTGCTACTACTGCAAACAGCCTTTCGCAATTTGCTTCTACCACATCTGCACAACTTGCTACACTGATTTCTGATGAGACAGGTACTGGTTCCGTTGTATTCTCTGCATCACCTGCACTGACAGGTACACCAACTGCTCCTACTGCTGCCAATAACGTATCGACAACTCAAATTGCTACTACAGAGTTCGTTAAGAACACCGTTGCAAATTTAATTGATGGTGCACCTGCATTATTAGATACTCTTAATGAGCTTGCTGCAGCTATTAATGATGATGCTTCTTTCTCTGCAACTATTGCTAATACAATTAGTGTAGCTCAAACTACTGCAGGTAATGCCTTTGGTCAAGCAAACACTGCTACCCTTGCTGCTTCCTCTGCTTTTGGACAAGCCAATACTGCCACCCTAGCTAGTGCTGCAGGGTATGCTCAAGCCAATACAGCTACTTTAGCTGCTTCTGCCGCATTCGATTCTGCTAACACCAAGGTTGCCACGGTTGCTGGTGTTACAAGCACAACAATTTCCAATGCTCAATTGGCATCTGGTATTTCTTCTTCTGGTATCCTTACAACTGCCAATGTATCAGAACTAACTAACCTGTACTTCACCAATGCTCGTTCACGTGGTGCAATTTCCGTAGCAGGTGCTGGTTCTTACGACAGCAGTACTGGTGTTATTACTATTACCGGCGGTGTTTCATCGGTTGGTGGTGCCACAGGTGCAGTATCCAATGCTCAATTAGCAACAAGTGTTATTACATCAGGTGTTCTTAATACATCTAACGTTGCTGAAGGTGCAAATCTTTATTTTACAACCTCAAGAGCTCGCAATTCAATTGATGCAGCAGCTAATGGAGGAATTACCTATAGTTCGGCAACTGGTAATGTTTCTCTAAGCGCTTCTGGTGTTACAGCTAACACATACGGTGGTGCATCAAAAGTACCAGTATTTACAGTTGACTCAACTGGTAGAATCACATCTGCTGCAAACGTTAACGTTGCCGGTGTTTCTACATTCAGCGCTTCTGGTAATACATTTACAATTGGAACTGCCGATGGCGGTTCGTTCTCTGCAAGTATTCAACCTAATTCTGTTGAGCTTGGTAGAGACACAACTGGTGCGTACGTTGCCTCAATGACAGCTGGTAATGGTATCACAGTAGGTACAGCAACCGGTGAAGGTTCAACACCTGTTATTACTAACACCGGTGTTCTTACTGTTAATGGTCAGTCTGGTAATGCAACTGGTTTTGCAACCACAGCTAACTCATTAGCACAATTTGCTTCTACTACTTCTACCGAACTTAGAACTCTTGTTTCTGATGAAACTGGTTCAGGGTCATTGGTGTTCTCTGATAGCCCAGTTCTAATTACTCCTAACATCGGTACAGCTTCTTACGCAGTATTGACTAACGCCACTGGTCTTCCAGTAGCAACCGGTATTTCTGGTCTTGGTTCTGGTGTAGCAACATTCTTAGCTACCCCTTCTTCTGCTAACCTTGCAGCCGCGGTCACCGATGAAACTGGAACAGGCACTCTTCTGTTCTCTAACTCACCAGTCATGGTAACTCCTAACATTGGAACACCATCGTACTTGAACCTAGCGAATGCTACAGGTCTATCTATAAATGCTATTTCAGGACTCAACGCTAACGTTGCAACATTCTTAGGTCAAGTATCTACTAGTGCTAACTTAGCAGCTTTAATTACTGATGAAACTGGTACAGGATCATTAGTATTTGGTACAAGCCCTGCAATTACTACATCGTTAACTACACCTAGTTCATCTTTTGACTTAGTCAATGGTACTGCAACTACAGTTAATTTTGCTGGTGCAGGTACATCAGTTAATATTGGTTCATCAGCAGGAACTGGTAATACTAATATTAGAAATAATTTGTTTGTTGCAGGTAACTTGTTTGTTCAAGGTACCACAACAACTGTATCATCTACAACATTAGATGTTGCAGATAAGAATCTTACATTAGCTAAAGGCGCAGGTTCTAGTGCTGGTGCTGATGGTGCAGGTATCACGATTGATGGTGCTAATGCAACCTTCAACTACGTACACGCCACTACCGCATTTACATCTAGCCAAGATATTGATCTTGCTACCGGTAAAGCTTATGAGATTAATAATACCCAGGTTCTAAGTGCAACTGGCCTTGGTCCTAACGTTGTTGCATCTAACTTAACATCAGTTGGTACAATTACTACAGGTGTATGGAATGGTACAGAAATTGGTACTGCTTACACAGCTGCTAAAGTTACCTCAGTTAATGGACAAGTTGGAGCTGCAACAGGATTCGCAACAACTGCAAACTCATTAGCACAATTTGCATCTACTACATCTGCTCAACTTGCAACATTAGTTAGTGATGAGACCGGTACTGGTAATCTGGTATTCTCTACAAACGCTGTATTGACTACACCTAACATTGGAACACCATCGTACTTAAACCTAGCAAATGCTACAGGCTTATCTTTAAATGCTATTACAGGTTTTGGTGCAAACGTCACAACGTTCCTAGCAGATCCAACGAGCGCAAAGCTTGCATTTGCCATTACCGATGAAACAGGTTCTGGTAATGTGGTGTTTAGTAACAGTCCAGCTCTGGTAACTCCTAACTTGGGTACACCCTCTGCGGCTACTCTCACCAATGCAACTGGTTTGCCAATCAGTACTGGTGTATCCGGTCTGGGTGGAAACGTTGCGACCTTGTTGAGCGGTGAAGCTAAGACAGGTGTTATTGCTACTACATACGGTAGTGCTTTGAACATTCCGGTCATTACTGTTGATGAATACGGTAGAATTTCTTCTGCTGCCAACGTAGCCCTGGTATCAGGTGTATCTTCCGTCGGTGGGGCAACCGGTGCTGTATCTAATGCTCAACTGGCTTCTGGTATTACCACATCTGGTGTATTGACAACTGCTAACGTAGCCGAAGTAACTAATCTGTATTTTACCAATGCAAGATCTAGAGCTTCTGTATCTGCTGGTACAGGTATCGGGTATGATAGCAGTACAGGTGTAATCTCTTCTACAATTACTCAGTATACTGATACTAATGCAAGAGCTGCACTATCTATTAATGGTACCAAAGGCTCTTATAACAGTAGTACTGGTGTATTTGACTTTGCCAATATTGCTAACGTTACAGTATCTGCAAGTGCTCCAGGTTCACCAAATGTTGGTGATCAATGGATTGATGAAGATGACGGTACAGCATACTTGTACTTCAACGATGGTACAAGCTCACAGTGGGTTGAACAGGCCACAGGTATGATTGTAAGTTCATTGGTAGAGTCGGTTGGTGGTTCAACTGGAGCAATCTCTAACGTGATGCTTGCAACTGCTCTAACTGGTCAGAATATTACAGTCGGTAATTTAATTCCTTCCGGTAATTTAATTCAAAGTCTAGGTAGCCCGACTAATCAGTTTAAAGATCTTTATCTAGCTGGTAATACTATTCACCTGGGTGGTTTGCAACTTACAAACAATGCCGGGGGCTTGTCGGTGGTAACGCCAGGTGGATCCGGAGCTGCTGATCTAACAGCTGGTAATGTTACTGTTAATGGGAACTTAATCGTCCTTGGCTCAACTACTACAGTTTCTTCTACGACCCTTGAAGTTGCAGATAAAAATATTACTATTGCCAAGGGTGCTGCCAACAGTACTGCTGCTGATGGTGCAGGTATTACTGTTGATGGTGCGAGTGCCACACTTAACTACGTACATGCTACGACAGCCTGGACATCTAGTCAAGATATTAATCTGGCTTCTGGTAAAGTATTTAAGATTAACGGTACAACGGTTGCTGGTACATCTGGTGTAACTGCTGCCTCTTACGGTAATGCTACTTTAATACCATCATTTACAGTTGATACATTTGGTAGAATTACTGCTGCTTCTAACGTTGCTATTACAACCGGTACAACAATTACCGATGATACAACAACTAATGCAACAAGATTCTTGCCATTTACATCTGCATCCTCAGGTTCTATAAGTGCAGTCAATGTAGCTTCTTCTAAGTTGACATTCAATCCATCTACAGGTCAATTGACTGCAACTGACTTGAATTCTTCTTCTGACGCAAGATTGAAGAAAGATGTTTTAACCGTTACATCGGCACTTGATAAAGTTGATGCTCTACGTGGTGTTACCTTCACATGGAAAGACAGCAACGTTAAGGCAATCGGCTTGATTGCCCAGGAAGTTAAAGAGGTCTTGCCAGAGATTGTTTCTACAGACGACGACGGCTACATGGGCATCAGATATACCAACGTGATTGGTGTATTGGTTGAAGCCATTAAAGAATTGAAAGCAGACTTCGAGGCATACAAAAAGACACATCCTTAATACGTTATAAATATATCAGGGAGAGGGGGTGACTTCCTCCCTGATTTCTTTTGAAAGAATATGCCTTTAAATTTTCCCTCTTCGCCGGCGACAAGTACCACCTATACGTTCAATAATAAAACTTGGACATATAACGGTAATGCTTGGGCGTTATCGTCTGGGGGATCACTCAATACATCGTTAGTACCGGAAGGTAATAACTTATATTATACCAATACACGGGCAAGGGATGCAATAAGTGTATCTGGCTCTGGATCTTATGATAACAGTACCGGTATTATTACAATTACCGGGGGTGTCTCATCGGTAGGCGGAGCAACTGGGGCAGTATCAAATGCTCAATTGGCATCGGGTATTTCTAATGCTACCATCAGTAACCTTACTCTTTCAGGAAATGTGACTGCAGGCAATGTGACGCTTGCAACAAATGGGGTGTTAAGATTTCCAGACGGAACGACGCAGAACACTGCAACTTCTGCTTCTGGCACCCTCATAAATATTATTACACGGACAGGCAATGTGGCGGTGGGTGCCCTGAATAGAACTATATCTATCCAAGGTAGATCCTCCAACACCACGGTTGCTATTGCATAAGGTTAAAAATGGCGAATAGATTTCCATTAGTTGTAGACAGTATTAATTTAAATATTAAAGAATTGCCATCTGGGGATAACCTGGACTTGACTGGAAGTGCTGTTGTTAATGGGGCATGGCAGGGTAATTCAATATCAACAACATATACGGATGCAAAGATTGTATCTGTATCCAATACTGCACCTATCTCTGTTGTTACATCTTCAGGTGCGGTAACGGTTGCATTGTTAAGTTCTGGTGTATCGGCTGCCTCATACGGTGGTACAGGTAACACAATTTCAATTACCGTTGATTCTTTTGGAAGAATCACATCTGCCTCTAACGTTTCAACGACGACCGGGGTTGTAGCCGGGACCTACGGTGGTACCGCTGTTGAAGGGGTATTTACAGTAGATGCATTCGGTAGAATTACTGCTGCATCCAATGTTACCGCCCAGGTTGCTAATACAAATATTACTGGTCTTATTACCAGTTCTCAAATTGCAAGCGTAGCAAACACCCAATTAACTGGTCTTGTAACTAGTGCGCAAATTGCAAGTGTTGCTAACACCCAGATTACTGGTAATATTACTGCTTCTCAAATAGCACCTACCGGGGTCACTGCTACTACCTACGGTGGTGCATCAAGTATTCCTGCTATCACCATTGATGCACAGGGTAGAATTACGGCTGCATCCAATGTAGCCGTTACAGCCGGTGTAACAACAGGTAAATCAATTGCTATGGCTATTGTATTTGGTGGTTAAAAAAGTATAAATATTTAAAAGAATAACAAAGTTCAAATTATTTCTAACTATAAATAATATTGAGCGAGTCAAATCAAAAAGGACGAAGATGCCCATCAAAATAAACAATACCACGGTAATAGACGATTCACGTAATATTACTAATGTGGCCAACGTAAGTGTATCTGGTACTATTTCCGGTAACGTTACAGCCAGTGGTACTATTTCAGCTGCATCTTTCTCCGGTTCTGGAGCAAACTTAACAGGAGTTGCCTCATTAGGAAAAGCTATTGCAGTTTCCTTAGTCTTAGGAGGCTAAACAAATGACGACTCTGTCATCCATACTCACCCCAACCAATATTGTTACTGCTGGCAGTACCACTACGTTGACCAATAAAACAATTGGTGTTTCTCAATTGAGTGGTGCTGTATCGATTAGTAATGGTGGAACCGGACAAACTACCGCTTCTGCTGCCCTCAACGCCCTGGGGGGCGCATCAACCGGTAAGTCAATTGCTATGTCAATAGTATTTGGCGGATAAATAATCAATAATGACATCAAGGAAATTTTAAATGGCCATCCCTAATATCGTCAACGTTAGCAGTATCCAGGCAAAGAGCTTTGGTAACACACTAACAACATCTAATGCTTTGGTACTTGTAAATGGTGCAAGTTCTGGTAACTGTATCAAGATCAATAACATTGTTCTTTCTAATTACAGCAATACCGCAACCACTGCTAATGTGGAATACAACAGAGCGGCAGCCGGCACCGGTACTGCCACCTTCTTGGTATCCCAGGTATCTATCCCCTCTGGCGCCTCATTGATTGTCACAGACAAGTCAACTGGTTTCTACATGGAAGAAGATACAAGTATTAAAGCGGTTGCTACTACAGCATCTGCAGTACAGATTTTTGTATCGTTCGAAGTAATCAGCTAATTCTACTATGTCTAAAAGACTTGGTGGATACATATCCACTGCATTTAATGGCCTGAATACTGCACCCCCGACATTGGAATACCTTGTCGTGGCTGGCGGGGGTGGTGGTGGTGGCGTTCAAGCTGGAAATGGTACTGGAGGTGGCGGTGGTGCTGGTGGTCTGTTAACCGCTACGGGTCTTTCTGTCACTATTAGAACTTCTTACACAATAACTATTGGTGCTGGTGGCGCAAGTACATTAAATAATGGTGCTAACGGCTCAAATTCTGTTTTTAGTTCTATTACTGCAACAGGCGGTGGTGGTGGAGGCGGTGCTGGTGGAGACCCTAGATTAACAGGTGGCTCTGGAGGTGGAGGTGGTGGTGGCACTTCTGGTCAAACTTCTGGTGGCTCTGGAATATCGGGACAAGGTTTTGCTGGTGGTGCAGGAATATTTTCTGCACCAAATTATGGTGCTGGAGGTGGTGGCGGAAGCGGGTCAGTTGGCATAGCAGGAACTACCATTAAAGGTTCAAGTGGTGGCACAGGAACTAATTCATCCATTTCTGGTTCATCAATTCAATACGCTGGCGGTGGTGGTGGTGGAACTTACAATGGTGGTTCTGTTGGGTTTGGTGTTTCTGGAGGTGGTAACGCTGGAACTGCTAATGGTGGTGTAGGCAATGCTGGAATAGCAAATACAGGCTCTGGCGGTGGTGGTGGTTCATCTAATGACACAGTTAATTTCTTGGGCGGTGCAGGCGGCTCTGGCATCGTCATCATCCGTTACCCATCTTTTTATGCAGCTGCAGCCTCCACAACAGGTTCACCTGAAACGTATATTACTGGCGCCTGGCGCGTTTATAAATTTGTAGCCTCTGGCACAATCACATTCTGAGGTTTTAATGGCAACAGGTAATTTTACTCTCAAACAAGTTAACCAGGCAATTGCCCAGGGTGCATGGTCGGGTTACATCGCCCCTAGATGGGTGGAGTATCTTGTTGTTGCTGGTGGTGGCGGTGGAGCCAATGGTATAACAAACGGAAACAATGGCGGTGGCGGTGGTGCTGGCGGTTTGTTGACGGGCATTGTGACTGTCGCTACTGGCACTTCATACACTGTGACTGTTGGCGCAGGGGGTGTAACTGGTAGTGGTGGGTTGTACGCTGGTCTACAAGGTGCTAATTCTGTTTTTGGGTCTATAGTATCTACAGGTGGAGGTGGAGGCAGGTCGCCATCTACTCCAACAACAGGTGGAGGTGGTGGAAGCGGTGGGGGTGGAGCTTCTGGTGGCTCAACAGGAGCAAATTCTGGTGGAGATGGAGTAGTTGGGCAAGGAAATAAAGGTGGCTCAGGAACTGATGGAAATACTATTCGGGCCGCTGGTGGTGGTGGTGGAGCAGGAACTATTGGATTAAACGGCATTACATCTTCTACTGGAGGAAATGGTGGTGCTGGTATTGCCTCCGCAATTACAGGAACTGTAGTTACATACGCTGGCGGGGGTGGTGGTGGTATTGCGTTTAGTGGAAGTTCTCCATCTGGAGTAGGGGGTGTTGGTGGTGGTGGTGGTGGTGCAACATCTGCAACATCTGCAACAACAGGTTCTGCTAACACTGGTGGAGGCGGCGGCGGAGCGTGGGGAACTACTGCTGACACTAATGGCGCAACTGGCGGTTCAGGTATCGTAGTAGTCAGATACCCCGGCAACGTGCAGTTCTACACTGGCGGTACAGTTAACTACAGTAATGGATACATCATCCACATCTTTACAGCATCAGGCACATTAGCCCCGACTGCTCCAACCGTATACAGCACATCATATCAGATTTCACGTAGCTTAAGATTTAATGCGGCTGACTCTACCTACCTGACAAGAACACCCGCAAGTGCATCTAATCGAACAACATGGACTTGGAGTGCTTGGGTAAAGCGAGGTAGTTTTTCTGGAGTTAACCAAGTTTTATTTGGTACGCTTAATTCAACGTCATTTTTCATATATTGGGATACTGTTAATTGCTTGAGCATTACGGATGATTCGGGGGCTGTTATTGCGTTAGGAACTACTCAGGTATTTCGTGACCCATCTGCTTGGTATCATGTTGTTTTTGCGCTTGATACAACTCAGGCTACTGCAAGCAATAGGGTAAAGTTGTACATCAATGGAACGCAAGTAACAGCGTTTCAAAGTACACCACTATATCCAGCGCAGAACACAACATTTGGCATCAATGCGGCAACGGCACAACAAATTGGTAGCCGAGGTACGGGAACAAACTTGTTCTTAGATAGTTACATGACCGATGTACACTTTGTTGACGGTCAGCAGTTAACCCCATCATCGTTTGGTGCAACTGATACAACTACCGGTGTGTGGGCACCTATTCAGTACACAGGTACATATGGTACCAACGGGTTCAAGTTAAACTTCTCTGATAACTCCAACACAACTGCTGCCACTTTGGGTGCAGACTCATCGGGTAACGGTAATAACTGGACACCTAATAACTTCTCTGTGACTGCCGGTGCAGGTAATGATTCCCTTGTAGATACCCCAACACCGTACGGTTTTGATACTGGTGTGGGTGGGGCTGTGCGGGGGAATTACGCTACGCTGAATCCGTTGACTAATAGTTCTCCGTATGTATTAACTGATGGAAACTTGTTGGCTACCCGCACAGGAACGGCGGTTGGTTATAATATTGCAACTATTGCTGTAAGTTCTGGTAAATGGTACTTTGAATTTACGCACAATGGTAATGGAAGCGGAAACTCTGCAGCGATTCAACTAGGAATTATTTCAGCCGAAAATCTTCCTGCGTTTACAACCAATAGCCCAGCAAATAGTTATTTATATCGTTCTGACGGAAATAAAATAATTAACGTAACAGGTTCAAGTTACGGCGCAAGTTGGACAACCAATGATGTGATCGGGGTAGCAGTTAATTTTGATACCTCAACACTTACATTTTATAAAAATGGCGTGTCTCAAGGTGATTTAACTACATCGCTTCCTTCTGGTAATTATCTTCCAATGGTTGCGGAAAATAGCAGTGTAAATGCAACAGTTAGCGTAATTGCCAACTTCGGTCAACGCCCATTTGCCTACACAGCCCCAGCAGGCTTTAAAGCACTTTGCACAACCAACTTACCTACACCGGCAATCGGTGGTTCAAGTGAGACTTTGGCCAGTAAGTTCTTCAATCCTGTTTTGTACACAGGCAATGGTTCAACGCAGTCTGTGACTGGTGTTGGATTTCAACCTGATTTTGTTTGGGTCAAAGAAAGAAGTTCTACTTCTGGACATGTTTTGTTTGATGCAATTAGGGGTGTTACTAAATATCTTGAAAGCAATGCAACAGCCGCAGAAGGAACAGATGCCTCTACATTGACGGCATTTAACAGTGATGGTTTTTCCGTTGGCTCAAGTGGGGCAATGAATCAAAGCAGTCAAACTTATGTAGGTTGGAACTGGAAAGCCAACGGCGCAGGCGCTTCTAACTCAGCAGGCTCTATCACTTCATCAGTAAGTGTCAATCAAAGAAGTGGTTTTAGTATCGTGACATATACAGGTACAGGGGCTAACGCTACTGTGGGTCATGGTTTGGGTGTTGCGCCAAGCATGGTGATTGTAAAAAGCCGTAGCAATGCTTTGCATTGGGTAATCTATGCAACTGCTATGGGTTCACCAATCCATTACCTTTTATTTAACACTGATGGCAAAGGTTCTGCCGCAACTGTTTGGAATAACACAGCACCAACATCAACAGTATTTTCAATTGGTACAGACGGAACACCTAATACCAATGGTGCAACCTATGCCGCCTACTGCTTTGCACCCATAACAGGTTATTCAGCGTTTGGCTCTTACACAGGCAATGGTTCTACGGATGGGCCATTTGTGTACTTGGGGTTTAGACCTCGTTTCTTGTTGTTAAAAATATCGTCTACTACGGGCGATTGGGCCATCTACGACACCTCACGCAACACAT